GATTTGAAGATGGAAGATTCGTCTAGGGCTCCAAAATACATCTTGGTTTCTGGGTTCCAGACGTTCTTTCTCTTTAGGAGATCGGCATCGACATCTTTCATATATGCTGTTGGCGTTGATTCCTTGTCAGGCATCGTGAACTTCATATCCCGATCCTCTAAAAACTTTGCTAAAGCTAAGTGATTGAATTCGGGGAAGTTAGGGCTGACAGAACTCTTCGCATCATCTCCGTATGTAATGAGGGAACAGGCGTCCTTAAAAGGAACGTCACGTCGACCAGTAATACTTACATAGGCACAGCGGAATAAGAGAGAATTGACAATAGAATTGATATACACAGTCATATTCTGACCCGAAGGGTTAGAGCCGTAGTGCTGAATCAAATCTCCATTGTACGCCATCAATGGGTAACAAATATCCGTAGCAATACCCTCCATGATAGTGATGTCATCATCGCTGTAGCCAAAGGCTTTAGCAATATCAATCATTACACGGAAGGCTGCAAACATGACTTGTGCTGGCATGCGCAAATCATATTTGGAATAGTCACCAGCTAGAATACGTTCCTCGCCATAAGACTTGACGTATCTGGCCAATTGATCCCATTCAGGACCATGAGCATTTATGCCAACTGCACACTCGGAATCTAGCGGGAGCATAGAAATGGCTCTCGCAATCGGAGCATAATACTTGCGTATGAGCAGTTGAAACGCCACAGGCGCTCCCTGAAAAACACGAACTTTGTCCTTATCTAAGGGTGTAGGTTCGTCCTTTAGGCATGCTTTGAAGATGGGATATGCCCTCTCATGTGAGAGATAGAGTTTTTCCATTTCTTCAGAAGTTGTCCAAAAGCGTTCATCCAGCTCATATGGACACTGGAAATCAGGGAACAATGCTGGGTCAAGCGGACGCATGTGAGCAGACTTGGGACCACTGAGCGGGTAGCCTATGGATGTGGCACGCTTGATAGCGTCAATGAACCTCTTACCATCAATACCACAAATATTCTCCATACGAGATAGGGGCCGTATAAGACGGACCAACTCGGGGAACTTGCGGATTTTATGGATAAGAGGGGTGACATAATCTTGGACGGCCCAAGCCAACAGGTCACCTTCTATTCCAACAGAAGGACTGGTGGAATGAGACAGTGATGCTTGCCAAGGTTTCCAGGGATGGAACTTCGGTTTTCCCCACGATTGCGGCACACCGCACACCTCCGCGACGGTATCAGATATGGAAGTCTGAATGACGTCAGAGTGGTATGTGGCACGACCAGTACATTGACCATAGTACTTACAATTGTTACCTAACGGTAAATAATTAATAGGACTGCGGGGATGTATGTCGGTGCCTTGGAAATACTGCACATCATATTGCTCAGTTTTCAGAGTGCCGGAGCTACAGCTCAAGACGACACCTTCTTTCTGAGAAAGAACGAGGAAAGCCTCTTCAAAGGAACGAAGCGTCAAAAGACCGCTACATCCCTTTGGAGTACCCGCTTTGCCGCCCAA